CCGCTATAGCACCAGCCGATTGTAATGTCATGCGCATTAATGGTAACTTATCAGTCACTGGTCAGACTACTATTACTGGTGATATTCAAGTTGTGGGGGGATCGCAACTCGTGTATGCGGAGGTGTTAGTCGTTGAAAATCCGCTTCAGATGTTCGGTAATAACAACACGGGTACTCTCGGATATGATCTAGGTTCGCTATACAGACGAGGGGGATATCCCACAACCCCGGGAGTGTCGAACGTGGCCGTGGTGTATAGAACGACAGGATCGGGTGCGTCCAAACAAGAAGAGTTTGCGATTGGATTCACGGATAGTCACATATTAGAAAATGACATCATACCGACCGGTGAAACGATGAACATACATCTCTACGGTAACGTCGAATCTTATCACTATTTTGGTGATGGACGAACGTTATCCAACATTTCGTTACAACAAATAACAGAAACAAATAACCCGGTTACATCAGAATTGGGTAATGTAACCACCATATCAACAAAATTCGCAAATCCCAAAACATCTCTAGTCTCTACGTCTAACGTTGGTATAGGCGTACTCACACCAGATTCCAGGCTTGGGGTATATAACGATGAACTCACTTGGACGGTGAGAGTAGATAGAGCTGATAATTTAAACACAAAAATACATTTCAAGGAAATTAAAATTTATGACATCGGCGGACGTTTAATGACAATTAGTGCGGCCAGATCATCTCATCAAAATGGCGACCCGGGAACCCTCCCGGTTACAAACGCATACGACGGAAATTTAAATACATATGTCCGAACGGCGGGTACGAACGGAGATGACTGCGTTGAATTCGATGTCGTGTCCAGAGTCCCGCCGGGCTATGTCAGAATCGATAATATAAATGGACTGGGTGGTGGATCTAACTCTGATCTGACTGGGTGTGCCATTCTCATTCGCGATTCCAGAATCCATGCGACGGGACAGGGAAACACAAATACCGCAACTTTCGGCAATGTATGGTATAATCGTACGATAACCGAAATATTTGTTGATAGGGAATTTGTCGTCCCTCCGGGTAGCTATGTAACAACAGACAAAATATGGGGTGATACGTTGTCCAACCTGGTTACGAGTAATATCATAACTTCTACGGGGAGAATGGGGGTTGCCGCGGATAAGGGTTATACGATAACGGGCGATCCTTCCTACGATCAGTACTCACAATTCCATATTTCAAATGAAATAGGCACTCTTTCGGCCAGGTTGGGTGTAGATCAGTCGGTTGGTCCGAGTGGTTCATTCTTTATTCAGGGTTCAAATAATTACAATACTGAAAATATCAATATTTTATTAGCACCCAAAAATGGTAATGTAGGTATAGGTACGCTCGTACCAGCAGAAACGTTGGATGTCGATGGGAATATATTTGTTAATGGAAAGGTTAAATTCGGTGCGACAAACCGTCAATTGATTGATTTGTATAACGACGCGTATGCCATTGGTACGCAAACAGATACACAATACTACAGATCCGGTGCTGGTTATGCGTGGTATAAGGGTGGTGCCCATCACGCAAATAAATTTAACCCCGGTTCGGGGGGTTCATCCATGATGGTTCTCACAGATACAAATAACCTGGGCATAGGAACCACACAACCAACGAGTACTCTACAAGTTGACGGGGATGCGCGAGTTAAGGGTGTTCATCCCACGTTGCGATTTGATGAGACGGATAATGTTCAAAACGCATTCATTCAGGTGAATAACGGATCCTTCCATTTAGGCAATGCCCACACCGACGGGACAGAATCTAATATTATTTCAATCAATCTGGCGACGTCCAATGTCGGTATAGGTACGACACACTCAAATGCGGCCGTTCAAATTGAAACGGGTCCCATCACCGCCGGTAGCGCGGTTGACGCACTTAAACTCAAGCGCCGGGATGCGAGTACGAACCCCACGCTAAATGAGGTGCGTCAAGTTATGTATCCAAACTACAAAAATAATGAAAATGCATATTCGATGATACGAACATATTGTCACGAGGAAAGTTCGACGGGTGCCGAGCGGGGTGCCGTTGATATTGTCGTGGGTTCAGCGGGTGATAGTGGTGGCGGGGGAAAACAAACGGCAGTTACCATTCTCAACAGTAACTTATACGCACAAGTTGGTTTTGGTGTTACCGAACCGACGGCAAACGTAGAAACAGCACGGGATTTGAAGATTGGTACATTCCAGCATTTCGGGAGCGATAAAAGACAGAAAATTAACTTGATTGATGGTGAAAATGCGGCGGTTGGTATAGGTTATCAAACCAATACCCAATACTTTAGAACTTCGGGAAATTTTGCGTGGTACAAGGGTGGGGTACATCACAATAACACACTAAACAAGGGAACGGGTGGAGTGGCACAAATGGCATTGACAGCTGCGGGTCAGTTAGGAATAGGAACGACACAGCCAACGTCTGGATATAATCTAGATGTTATCGGTAACGCGAGAGTACAAGGACATATACACTTAGACGCGAGTGATGCTAATTTAAATTCGGCAGATCTACAAGCAACCAACAAAACACAAACATATGTATCGTTTGGTGAAGCTGGAAGTACAAATGATTTCGCATATCTGAGACAAATAGGCGGAAGTGATGCGATTAAATTGGCACTCGATTTCCACAACGACGCGAATGATGCCGGTTTTATCATACGAGATGTCAATTCGGTCGGAGGGGGTGGGGATACGGTCACGGATCGTTTTGAATTGAAACGTGGTGGAGATATGTATATGAGCGGTAAATTGGGTGTCGGGGCACAACCGGATTCTAATTACCAAATGAATGTTAATGGTAGTATCAAGGTTGCCGCGACTTCGTTTTTGGAGTTCTTAGGAAATTCCGGTACGAAAGTTAAATTATATGACACCGGTTCTGATTCGGTTAACTTCAATCTAGGTGGCACAGCTAACAGAGACTTGCGTTATAACGTACCTTCTCTGTACAATCACGTATTTATGATTAATAACCAGGAAAAATTCAGAATCAACGATTCGGGCGATTTCTCTATTTCTGGTAATGTATATGTGGGTACGAATGACAGTACGGTTGGTCCAAAAACTATATATTTCGGTGGTACAGCAAATGATAATCAATTTGGGATAACGGCGATCGAAAATCGTGTATATGATGTAGCCAATAGCTCATCTGAACTTCTTATATTCAAAGGCCAACACGCCGATGATAGAGTTCGTATCCGTGCCGGCGAAATAGCTTTCGATACACACACCGGAACAAACAGAACAGCCGAAAGTCGTAAAATGATACTCAAAAATAATGGATACTTGGGGATAGGTGTAGCTTCTCCCCAGGATCAACTCCATATATCAGAAAGGTTGCGAATAGATGAAATACAGATGAAATACGACTCAACAGATGGACTCGTATTCAACAGATCCGGACCAGTGAATAAATTGATGTCAGATGGATACGCTTGTACGGGAGGAACAAATAAACTCTTTACCACGGGTCTCACGGCTACTCAGGCAACGGTAAATGGCCAAACTATCATCACCGGAAGTGTGGGAATAGGTACAAATGCTTTATTCCCGGGTAGAGTTCTTCACGCAAATGGTGATATTCGCGTGGAGGGTAACATTCGCCAAAAACCATTCGTCGTCTCTCTTGGTGAAGGGGCGGGTGATACGTCCCAATCTGCGTATGGTATAGGTATCGGCTACAGAGCCGCTTACTTGGGTCAAAATAACGCTACCATCGCGATGGGATCCAATGCGGGCTACGATGGGCAGGCAGAAGGTGCCGTTGCCATGGGTTTCCATGCCGGTGAAAGTGGTCAGGGAATGAACTCCGTTGCGCTTGGTTTTTATGCGGGATCTACAAATCAGCACCCATCGACGATCGCTATAAACGCAGGAGTGACCCCACTCCAAACAGCGAGACCAAATGCGACATATATTAAACCATTAAGTGCCCGCACGCAAGCATCCAACGTTATGGGATACGCCGCAGACGGAGAACTCATTGACTGTACCACCGTAAGTTTCAATAGTGGGGGTAAATTGGTCGCAACGCAGGGTATAGAAGCGGATAAATTTTATGGTGACGGTGGTTTCTTGTCTAATGTCGGTACCAACTTTACAAATACAATCAGTTTCTTGAATCCATCCATCGGTTTCAAATCCGGTTCACCCGCACATGGTATATCTAATCTCACCCCAACACACACGTTAGATGTTGGTTCTAATTTATTCATAGAAGATACGGGTAGTAATGTTCTTTCTATTTCGGGTAATATATTGGCGGAAAAGATAACCTTGGGCAATGTTGCCATATCGGCGACATATACTCTTCAACAAATAACAAATACAGGCAATACCACATCTAAAACAGTTCAATTTACAAATACAGACAATTCGCTCGTCACAGACGGCAGAGTGGGTGTCAAAACTGCCAGCCCATCGTTTGATCTAGAAGTCACCGGTACGGCAGCAAAGACTGGAGGGGGATCATGGTCGAGTACGTCAGACCGCCGCCTAAAGGAAAATATCCAGGATGCGGATATCGATCTGTGTTATGATACAGTAAAAACCATACCCCTCAGAAGATTCAAATGGAGAGATGACTTGGAAGGTTTCAGTGAGTACCAGAAGGACAAGAATGTCCTCGGTTGGATAGCTCAGGAAGTAGAAGAATATATGCCAAAATCGATTAATACAATCGGAGAAAAATATGGTATCGACGATGTCAAGTTCCTAAATAATGACCAATTATACGCATCCATGTACGGTGCACTCCAGAAAGCGATATCCAAAATTGAGTCCCTCGAAGATGAACTCGCCAAAATAAAAAACTCCATATAATATAAATCATGTCTGGTGGAATTGCACAATTAGTGGCCGTCGGTGCTCAAGATGCCCATTTGGTCGGCCAACCCGAAGTCAGCTTTTTCCGCTCTACGTACAAACGTGCGACGAATTTTTCTCAGTCCTGTGAACGTCAGGTCATACAAGGCAACATCCAAAACAATGGCATGTCCTCCATTCGCTTCGAGAGAAAGGGAGACATGTTGTCCTACGTTTACCTTGCCCCCATTCACTCCAACGGTACCCAAGCGGCCACTGTGACCGATTGGGAATCCAAGATTTCCAAGGTCGAACTGTTCATTGGTGGACAGTTGATCGATGAACAAGATTCTACGTTCTCTACGATGATTGCGCCGGAACTTTTGGCGACGTCCTCGTCTAAGTCTGTCGGTGGTGGTATCTACCGTGGTGGCGCGGGAGAACAATTTTATCCCCTCCGATTTCAATTTTGCGAAAACTGGCAATCCTCTCTTCCGTTGATCGCCATGCAATATCATGATGTCGAACTCCGAATTCACTGGGGTGCCTCCGCGGCTAGCAACAAGTGGGAAGCCTACGCGAACTACATTTTCTTGGACACGGATGAACGCTCCGTGATGTCCTCGAAGCCGATGAGCATGTTGATTACCCAAACACAAAAGGTTATCGCCAGTCAGGCGAAAATCCAGGAGCTCTCGTTTAATCACCCGGTGAAGTTCCTCGTGTCGAACTGCTCCGCGAACGGTATGATGACCGCGACGAACCAAACGAAACTCCAAATCAACGGTACCGATTGCAGTGACTACAAATTCACGATGCCGAACTACTCTGCGGTCAGTAGCTACTACCACGTCCCGAACTCGTCGGGTGACAAGAAGACGTCTCTCTTCATTTACCCGTTCTGTTTGGAAACTTCCAAGTTGCAACCGACGGGTTCATTAAATTTCTCGCGTCTCGATTCGGCTCGTATTGTCAACTCTGGCAGCAGCTCGCTTGACGCAATTTATGCGGTTAATTACAATATTATACGCATAGAAAACGGCATGGCGGGTCTCGTGTATGCCAACTAAAATGTCCCAAAAAAATAGATAATTATATTAGAAACAAGCATGTTTTGGACAGTATTGTTCTTACTCGCTTTTGTCTTCGTGCTAACCTATGATCCCCGATCCAGGACACTGGATAAAATAGTGGATCCTAAGATAGTAGAAACCTCAGAGAATACGAAACCCGTTCCATACGATGAAAATGTAACGAATATACGCAGAAGTGTTACGAGAGAGTCGAAAGAGTCGCATTATGACGCACTCCAGTTCGGAAAAGACGCCGGATATACGGTTCCAGACAATAAGGGTGTCCACATGGGTGCGATTATAGGAACTTAAAACTTTCAGGATATGTTATATTAGTTATACTATGTTCTCTCTTGACCGCGAAACGATGATGCTCATTGCTGTTGCGATGTGTATCCTTGGAAGCCTTTATCTCTATAGTGAGTTGAGAAATACCCGAAATGATGTATCCGAAGTGAGGACATTTTCCTCCCAGATGGCCAATCATCTAAATAGTTTGAGTTATTATGACGACGATATGTCGGAAGAAGGTGACGAAGATTATGAAGAAGATGGCGAGGAAAACGTACCTGTACAACCGACAAAGTCAATCCAATCTATTACGCCGATTTCTGCGGAAACTGAGGTAATGTCTGTGAAATAATCATATCCGTTTATTGTAACTTGCTAAATGAGCAATGAAGAAGTACAAAGCAATAGCGATCCCAGTTAGTTTCGCAGACGCAAAGCCCCGGTTTTTAACCGTTCGAGATCGACGATTTAAAGATTGGATTTTTGTCACAGGAGGATGCAGAAGAAGAGAAATTTACAACCCACTTAGATGTGCTCTAAGAGAACTAGAAGAAGAAACAAGAGGTATTGTCTCACTCAAGAAGGGAGAATACACGTCATACGTATTTACTGTCAAGGAAAGTCCAACGGTGGACTTGGTCTATAATGTGTTTGTATTTTTCGTTGATTGGAAAAGAAACGACCAATACGCACTCATTAGAAAATTTTATGAAGAAAAGGCTAAATGCCAAGCAAAGAAAGCAAACAAACAACCGATAAAAAAGACATTCGATGAAAATGATTTTATGAATTTCGATACGTTAGAGGAATATAACTGCCGAAAGAGATGGAATTTGATCGTCGATAATATTATAAAAAATCCAGAATTTTATGCGTGTGTTCAATCCTTGAATAGAAAAACATTTTCTATTAAATAGGATGAAGTCAAAGGCTTATATTTTACGTGAAATCCGAGAATTGCTCATAGATAATAGAGGCTATTCAGAAGATGACGCGAAGGAAAAGGCAGACGAACTCGCTCCGAGAACCGTGTATGAATTATTAACTTTAAAAAAGGAGCTTGCCACAGATAAAGAATTTGAGGATGTTTCCATCTCTGCTTCGATTAGACGGTATTAAAAAATAGAATCGTAACAAACGTAAGTATGTTCAAGCGCTGGTGCGCAGAACAAAAAATTGATCATGGAGGTAACAAGCTATCACATGTGCTCATGAATGGGGGAGTCCTATCCGTGCCATCTGATAGATTGAATGAATTTTATGATAAATGTATAGAGGCCGTATTATCGGGGGATAAGATATACGTAGTCGAACAAAAAACAAAATATTATAATTTTTTCGTCGATGTGGATTACAAAGCAGACGATGCTCTAGATTTAAACGAAATACAGAGCATATGCAAGATAATTTGTAATAAAATGATGACGAAGGGTGGGAAGGAATGTTTAATTTCGGTAGCGGAACCAAAACCATCGGGCGATAAAATCAAAACGGGAATACATTTAAATTTTCCCGGATTTGTCGTAAATCAAGCGAGTGCGATCGCCCTCCGAGAACATATATTGGTCGCGTTGTATATAGCGAAAGGTTCGGAAGATTGGGAAAAAATTATAGATTCTGCGGTATATGGGGACATTTCTAAACGGTCTAAGGGAAGTGGGTTTAGAATGCCGTGGTCACATAAAATGACGAAAGGTGTTACCGAAGGTCCGTATCTACCCGTATTTGTATATAAACCCGGAGGTTTGTTAAGTAGCTTGACGAAAATAGGACAGAGACCGGACGCACAAATTCTAGCCATGTCCGCCGTACGAACAACTTCGACCGATTTTGTGACCATAGAGGGACCAACAAAGGCGATAAAGGAGGGATCATTCACTGAAATACAAACCAAAGATGAAGTCAGTGACATCGAACTAAAGTACAACATTGAGCGATTTATCCAAAAAAATATGAACGGACAATCCGACGCACGAGTTTCTAAATTATTCAAATTTGATAATCGGTACTTAATTTCTAGTAATTCTAAATACTGCGAAAACTTGGGAAGAAATCACGGATCGAATCATGTATATTTCTATATCAGTGGCGATCGGATCACACAAAAGTGTTTTTGTACGTGTGATACACTCGATGGGAGGAGAAGTGGATACTGTAAGGACTTTGTGGGAAGTACATATCAGTTAAATCAATCGATTGTGGATAAATTGTACCCAGAAAAAGAAGAGATGAGAAAGTGTATAGGTGTCAAAAAAACCGCCTTAAATAATTCGGGGATAAACACAATGGATTGTAAAAGTGATATGGAGAATTTTATTGTCAAACACGTAGATAAACAACACACAGATCTAAAAGTTATTAAAATCCAAAAGAATGGAAAAAATTACATAATTGGAACGACCTCCACATATTGTGAGATAGCAGGAAAGCACCACGATGATAAATGTACCAGTTTCATACTCACGAACAAAGGGAAAATTAAGCAGGATTGTGGAATATGTAAAGGTAAAAAGAGTAAGATACACACGATCATCCCGAAAATAATGAATAAATTGTATCCAAAATAAAAAATATATTTAAGTTAAATGGCGCTGGTGCTTTTGTGCGCATCGACATATGTGGCATATAAATTATTATATAAAGAATATTCCCCACCCGAACGTGCCGATACCCTAAAGGATTTGAAACTTAAAGTTCACAAATATTCAGGAGTTGAACCGGAAATATATATGAAATTCCTATCCAAAATCAAATTAGCGCAACGCCTCGAACACAACCCAAACGTCGCACAGCAATATTTAATAGAATCCCTCGATAGTTTAGAGGATTTGGGATTGTATGGTGAAACACGAAATTTGGGAATCCAGGATGAGATACATCAACTATCCAACACAATAGGTTACACATTTGAAAAGAAATTAATGGATAACGCGATAAACAATAACGAGGTGTTCCATCCAAAGTACTTAAACAGAAGAATATACTAATTATTAATAATATGGCCACTTTAGTTGATCAAATGGAGAACATTAATATAAGTGAAGGTGCGATACGTACTAGATATGGACGTATCGTTAAAAAACCTCAATTGTTTGTCCCGACCGAGACCGTCGTTAATGATGATTTCGGTGATGATGAATATGATGAAGAATGGGACAAATCCGATCTCGACACAGAAGAAGAATACGAGTCAGATGACTCTGGATTCGATGATTCAGATGACGAAGACGATAACGGCAACCTTAAAGGATTCGTCGTGAGTGAAGATGAAGAATCCGACGAAGATGATAGTGAGTAATTTTAGCTTAAAAAAAAGAGCAATTATCTAATAAATGGAGACTGATATAGGCAATCCAATCGACTATAAATCCGAAGTGGATTCGTTAGATAAACATGCCCACGCCCATGACAACGACATGACCGATGACCCGTATGAAGATTCGACGCCCATATATGCCCAGCCCATGATGAACCAAGCGCCGCCTCCACCTCCGCCTATGTACCCAATGATGCAACAACAATGGCAACCAATGGCGTCACCTCCCACTCAGCCGATGGATATTTTTGCATCAATAGATAAAACTACCTATATTATAGTATTTGTTGGTTTTATTTTAGGATTTTTTATGGGTAAGACTATGCAACCCGTTATACTTAAACCATCTTAATCTCAGATTCGGGATCCGAATAACCTGAAAAATCGCCGATGTCACCCGTTTTTGGCTCAGTGAAATATGCGCGACTCACGATGAGTGGGTCTTTCAACATATCCGTTGCGACATCATACGCTGTATCGGTATCTTTCTTGTTTTTTCTCTTTTCCTTCAAGGAAAAAAACAAGACACATAATGCGACGACAATTAATAGTGTGATTAAATTTAGAATTACACTTAACATCTTATCTTATTACTAATTAATATTTTTTATCTTACGCGGACGAGACTTCTTCGGACTTTTCTTCGATTTTAGCATTCGCGGATTCGGCTTCTGCGGCCTCGGCGGCGGCATCTGCCTCGCGTTGCTTCTGACGCTCATTAATTTCCTGGGCGACAATTTCATCGGCCTCTTTCACCAGATCTTCCATGGGAGCATCCGGCTTTTCCTTTTGAAGGCGTTCCAAAACCTCCGCTGGGTGACTGATCGGAGCTTCATCGGGCTTATTATAATATCTGCTGTTGTCATCTCCCGGTTTGGCGTACGTGTCGCCGGTTTTGACCGCCATCATGTCAGCCTTACGTTCTTCAAACATCTTCGTAGCTTGGGCTTGGTTTTCTCTATACCCCTGCATGATCTCCTCCAATTTTTCATTCGCGAAGTGCGCGTCCTCGATCTTGGTCGGATCCGGCGGAATTAACAGCCATTTATACATATCTACGACATAAATATCGAATGTAGCGTCTTCCTTTTGTAATCGTTTCGCGTGGTCCGCAGCCTCACTACGAGAAGCGAAACATCCGCGAATCTTAATACCGAATTTATCATTTTTTTGTGGAGCTTCCGGTCCAATGACGGACAAGCACGCAAATAATTGTCCCGGGACGGTCGTGTAGTCGCTCGTGAGAGAAGCCATTTGTATATTATATATGAATATATACCCAAAACTTTAAGCCCCGTTTTACTTAAGAGACCATTGGTCACGTTTAGGTCTCCTAAGTGAGCCCGAGCTATAAATTTTTTAAGTAAAATTAAAAATGTCTTTGAGAATCCGAAATTCGATCACCAACGCCTACATCGATAAAGTATTGGAATATTGCCAACTACTTCTTCATCGTAACAAGATTAACCTGAGTGACAAGTATGTAGATGGTAGAATCAATTCCGTGAAAGATGAAGCCATCATTCGGGGCATTCTATTGAAAGATAAAGCCTTGGCGACTCGTCTCAAAGAACCATCCGACCCACGGGCATTCGGTGATATTTACCTCGATATGAGCGAATTTAAAGTTCCGGATTTTCCAATCAATATCAAGTCATTCGATACCACGAACAAGAATCAAAGAAACAATCTCTGTGGCATCGTGAAACTTATCAATTATATGTATAATGATAAGTCATGCCGAGATAAGGTTGGAATTGCGCGAGCGGTTAAGAATTCACCCATTCAAATCCAGAGATATGGTCTCATTATCGTATCAAAAACCGAAAATAAAGTGTGGTGTGGAACGTTCGATGAAGTGCCGACCACTCAAATCTTCATTAATCCCTCGAATGGATTTCAAATTTCATACCCAGTCGATCGAATTAAGAGAAATGACCAACAATATATGAAAATAGTCACAGATAAGACGCACGAGTTATTTCAAAAATGGGCGGAACCACTTAAAGTTTTTGAACACTAAACATACAAGATGGCAACCAAGCAGAAAAGTTTGGGTCAATATTTCACTAAACACATTGGATTGAGAAATTACATATTTAATCATGTGGAAAATGTGGGTGCTAAATTGCTAGAACCATCATTTGGTGCGGGACATATATTAATGAACTTTTTAGAAACAAATAAAAACCACCCAATGGTATGTTTTGAAATCGACAAAACCATAGAGCCCGAAGTAGATTTTAATAATAATCAAAAGGTCATATACGAGGACTTTCTTTCTTATGAATTTGACGAAAAATTCAAAACAATTGTTGGTAATCCCCCGTATGTCAAGGGAAAGGGAAGCGCATCTAATATGTACATAAAATTCATAGAAAAGTGTTACCATTTAGTGGATGATGGTGGGGAATTGATATTCGTGGTACCATCCGACTTCATGAGATTAACCACCACATCGAAGTTAATCGTTGAAATGTGCGAAAATGGAAAATTTACACACTTTTTATTCCCCAATAGGAGTTCTCTTTTCGAAAATGCGAGCATAGACGTGACAGTGTTCAGGTATCAGAAAATAAATCGCGACGGAGTCGTGATAGATCCTATAATGACCTACCATAACAAGACATTCATGGATACTTGTGTCGTTCAATACGGTATCCCCGACGAACCTCGCGTAGAACACACAAGGTATAACGTATTGGGAGGAATCATCACATTCGGCGAACAAAGTAAAGAAATGAAAAAAATAGAAGACTATTTCGATGTAGGTGTGGGTATGGTATCTGGAAAGGATGAAGTATTTAAAGTTCCACTCGGTAACATAGATGTACTTCAAGATGAGAATGAGACGGAGAGGTTTATATACGTGAATCAGTTTCCAACGGGTAATCAGGAAATAGACGAACACTTGGAAAAATATAAACAAACGTTGATGGACAGAAAAATAAAAAAATTCACGGAAAAGAATTGGTTCGAATGGGGCGCACCGAGAAATCTTAGATTAATGGAAAATAACAACGGTAAAGACTGTATATACGTGAGAACCTTATCTAGAAAAACAGAAATCGCATTCTTGGGGAAAGTTCAAAGATTTGGCGGTCGTTTATTGTGTATGGTGCCAAAGAGTGGTGACGTCGATCTAGAGAAAATAGTGAATGAATTAAATACCGATACATTTAAATCCAATTATAAGAATGATGGTCGGTTCAAAATGGGTCAGCGTCAATTAGCCCTAAGTTGTTTAAAAGAATCAGTTTTTTAATATAAAATGGAGGAAATCCGTAAACACCACAACGACGCCAAGCGCGCTCTAATCCAATCTGTCACAAAAGAAGGTTACCACATTTTGGATGTGGGCTCGGGGTTTGGTGGTGATTTAATGAAATGGAAGAATTGTGGTGCGTACATAAACATGTGCGAACCCAGACAAGAATCCTTAGATGAGTGTAAATCGCGCGCAAAGAATATGAAGATTCGGGCAAACTTCTATTTGGGTGACATCACGAAATGTCCAAAAAGACAATTCGATGTTATATGTTACAATTTTTCATTACATTATATATTCGAATCTAAGAAGTTATTCGATATATCCATGCGAGAGATCAAACACAGAATGAGACCCGGTGGGATGTTCATTGGAATCATTCCAGATTCGGAAAAAATAATTTTTAAAACACCGTTAGAAGATGAGCTTGGAAATTATTTCATCATGGATGAAAATAGTGGATACGGGAATTATGGTGAAAAATTAAAGGTAAAATTAGTAGAAACGCCGTACTACGCGAACGGCGAAGTGCCCGAACCCATCGGATATAGAGATATCCTCATCACGCGAATGACGGAAATGGGTTTTACATTAGTGTTATGGGAAGGTTTGACAGGAAGTAAAATTTCCGAACTTTACAGTAAATTTATCTTCGTCTATAAGAGATGATACTTTATATCTTAGCCGCCTTCATAGTGTACGTACTCTTTTTCCGAATATCTAGATAAAGGTTAGATTTGTGCAATTACTATGGAAAATAACAGAAAAATATGTAAGCAATGTGGTAATCTAGAAGAACACGGCGTAAATAATGATAAACCGGATGGACTCATGGGATCGCGATGTAAAAAGTGTGAATTAATACGACGAAGGGCATATATCTCGGGGCGGCGTCCTCCTTCTCCCACCCCACCCGAAATTTCCTTCGTGCGTTCGTACATACAAACCACCGAGACTCTCTCGGTAGCGATGGATGAAGGGTCTTTGATAAAACTTCCAAGACAGGAATGGTACACACTGGAGGCAGCGATGATGAAGATGATCGCGCGAATCCATGCGCACGCGGCGTTTAGATGAGTATAAAAATTAATCGAGGTGTATAATAGATGATACGCTTCCTTTTACTCGCGTCATTCTTGGTTGTTTTGTTTCTGGTATTGTTACCTAGATATAACGAACCATTACTATTCGGTAAATTTATAACAGCAAAAGAAGCCGAGTATATAAAGACCAAGGCATCGGACCAATTAAAGAGTTCGACGATATCGACGGAAAAGGATTTAGATACGAGTATCCGAAATAGTGAAACGGCGTGGTTGAGTTTGAAAGATTCAAAGATTCGTGAAATCGCGAATAGATGCTTGGCTATAGTCGACAAACCGATCTCAAATTGTGAATTCATGCAGGTTGTAAAATACAAGAAGGGTGGATTTTACAGACCTCATTACGATACATTAGCGACGATGAAAAACCCTCGGGTTCATACGTTTATTATAGCACTAAACGACGACTACGACGGTGGAGCCACGATATTTCCAAATTTAGGAAAAATGTTCAAGTATAAGACCGGTGACGTTTTGATTTTTGATAATTTAAATAATTATGGATTCAAAACGAAGAAGGCGATACACGGAGGCATTGACGTCACGCGTGGTGAAAAGTGGGTGTGTAATTTATGGGTTCGTCGTCACAAATGCGAAATCAGTCCTCTCATAAACCCAATTTATTAAACATCCCAGGAGGCACACTTAAATTTAAATGTGTGGGTATAGTAAAATGATTCAAGAACGCAAACAAGCTTCTAAGCACCAAAAGATGGGCGCCGGTATTTTGATGGGCACTATTGTCGTCACTGTCTTGGCCTCTCTCTACTTGATGAGAAACACACGCAAACTCAAATAAACACATTATTCAAACGACACCTCACCGTTACGGATGAGCGCTCGCTTATTCTGTTCGTGTAAGGAATCGACCGCACTTTTATTTTGTCCCGAATATGGAACCGCGTAGTGATTTTCACACATCCATCTATTTACATTCGTCCAATGTCCATCTTCCCCGACCCACACTTCCGCCAAAATTCGGCCAAATTTACCCCTAGAATCCTTTTCAGGGCATCTGAGTTCGATAGTTATATCATCCTTCTCAGATTCCACAGCTTTCAGGCACCATTCCTTGAGTTTCTTCTTCGAAAGAAGACCGAGCTTTTTCTCGTCCAAATCACGCGTGCGAGACTCTGGGGTGTCGATTCCTAAAAGGCGCACTCTTTGTTTCGTGAGCACGTCGAACCCGAGGTCGATCGCCACGTCTATCGTGTCGCCGTCGACTATTTTCTCCAAAGAACTCACCCTGTATATGTATTCACACGGTGCCTGAGAATACGTCGCCATTGTTTTATATATGTCAGGATTTTAATTGAAGTCTCTCGTTTATGAGTTTTACGTAATCTTCGTTAAGTTCGACTCCCACGAAAGGAAGACCCAAATCTCTCGCGGCTACGCACTCACTCCCCGACCCCGCGAATGGTACAAACACGTACCCATTTTCGGGTGGTTGCTTACACGATTTCAATAGTCTTTCACACAGTGCGAGTGGTTTTTGAGTGGGGTGATCGACGCGTTCGTTTTTTCCGGCACCACCCGCTAGTGCGGGGATTTTGATAACGTCTCTGGGAAGTGCCCCTTTGGGATGTGCCGCGTAGGTCGTGTCCGGTGCGCCCTCTTTGGAAAAGCGCCCCTTCGTTCCCTTGCGCGTTTTACCCGCCGCATCTTTTATGAATCCGTCCGTGTATGGTTCCCGCACGTCATCCCTATGGAAAACCTTGGAATCTTTCCATAAAACAATGATAGACTCGTGTGATCTCTGCCAGAAATTCAGGGTTGGGGTCGTTTTATTCGTGTAATGCCACACGACCCATCGTCTATTTACCTCCTCGGGAACGCGGGAGAGAATCAGGGCTAAGATTTCACTAAATCCGTATATGAACATCGTGCCATCCGGTCTAAGAATGCGAAGACACTCTTTAATCCATTCGTCACACCATTTCAAATAGTCACCCATCGGCTGTTTATCGCTTTTGTTTCCAAAATCCTTACCTATATTGTATGGTGGATCGGCTATAACTATCTGAGCCGATCCCGAGTCTAACGTGGGTGTTACGGATAGGACATCACCGGATATGATCATTACAAAAGTAGAGGGGCACAACTTTAAGCGAAACGTGGGATTAAATTGTATGTAATAAATAAGATGGCTCTCACCGACCAAGACATATCTAAGAAGATTCGCGAATTACGAAAAAAGGGAAGCCCGGTATATGCGCCCCTTAAATATTTCAGGGGATTGAAAACGCTCAGGGATGTGGAAAAAAGATATGTGAAAATGAAAACAAAAACATACACGAAATTCTCAACTGATAAAGGTGTTAAAACCCGTACATCCTCTTACACGAAACGATTCCGCGAAAAGTACCCGAACGCGAAATCCCTTCCCGAAATTGCGAAAGCGACGAAGATACCACTGAAGACACTGAGAACAATATACGATCGAGGACTCGCCGCGTGGAGAACCGGACACCGACCGGGCGCTTCTCCACAAGCGTGGGCGTATGCGAGAGTACATAGTTTTGCGATGAAAGGAAAGACGTATTACACCGCGGATCGGGATTTAAAATAAACCAATCTTTTCAAAATATTCCTTTGAAATTTCGCTCGCTATACACCGTCTCCCTGTATTTTTACACGCGATCGCCGTCGTTCCACCCCCGAGAAATGTATCCACGACTACATCCCCTTCATTTGAGTGTTTTTTGATAAGATCTTCAAACAACCTAATGCTTTTCTGTGTCGGATGAAAACGCCCTACACCGTTTTGTATGGGATGTTTGTATATACCATTATCATTATCATGTTCGTATATACCATTATCATACCTGCCATTGAACGTAGGTTTGCCCTTCTTGACACCCAAAATAGCTATTTCGCGAGAATTTGTTAGGTAATTAACTCGCGAATTTATGGGTTGTGGGTTCGTTTTAATCCACTCGATAAATCGTAATTGTTTAAATTTGTGCTTTTCCATGAGTTCTTTGAGGTATGATAATTTCCATATATCAAAAAATATTATACAAGTACCACCGTCTCTCAGTTTATCGTAGTACAATTTAATGAAATCACTGAGATCATCCATCGTAAAGTTCTCGTCCCATTCACCGTAGTTTGTTTTCACGCTATACTTAGTCCCGTGAATTGTCCCATATTTTAGATAATTTTCTTTGGCGTTGGGTGCGTCGACTTTGTTTTTAGATGTATAGTCGTTCCATTCTTGTTCCGTCTTCGATAGATCTTTACCGGAATCGATCGCGTCTCGTAATTTGTTCATGCCCGTTTCGTGTGAGATTATATAGGGTGGATCGGTTAAAATGAGATCTACACTCTTATCATCTAGAGATTTAAGTAGTTCGATGCCATTACAATTTCTAATATCCATGTTAGATTATATGGTCATGCCTTTAATTAATTCTTTCCCTTTAATGGCGAAAGAAGATCGGATTCGGATTCGGATTCGTATTCAGATTCAGAATCCGTCGTGAGGGTCTCCGTTCCGAGATATTCATCTATTCTTCGGATGATACCCTGGCCAATGCCCGAGATATGGGCGATTTGTTCGCCACACTTTACCTTCGAAGGATAGTTATACACCATGTTAGCGGCGTGTCGAAACGCGTATTTCTTGTATTTGTTTTCTTCACGATCGGCGAGATCATCGAGGAATGCCGTCAGGTCATGATTGTAACAGACAAAGTAATCGGAATCGGATTCGGATTCCGTTTCTTCGGTTTCGGACGAGCCCGGTTTGCCAACCGTGGTAGCATCAGAATCGGATTCATAAGGTTCATCGCCAGTTATTTGTGCCATTGTACTGCTTTCTGACTCGGATTCGGATTCGTCGGTATTGGACGCGACAGATTCATCGTCCTCCGCCAAGTATTCATCCCAGAGCTTGGTATTTTCGTCTTGAATGTGCTGTAAAAGAGAATCCCTACTTTCTTCCAGGTCTTTAACGCGCTTCCTGAGTGCGGCGTTGTCCTTTTCAAGATTGGAAACGTAGGTAGAAATAGATTGAGCGTTGATGGCCATGTTTGAGTCGTTCGTTTGTTTGACTTTTTGGGGTGGATCTGGTGACTTAGGTTTCATATGCCCGTTAATCTTGAAAAAATACTTTTGATCAATCTGTGCGAACATGTAAATTCTAGAAGATACCCAGTGTTAGAGCTTTGTCGATGGGCATCGCGGCACCTATACCCATCCAAATCGCGTAGAATGTACCGATCGTGAAAACCGTCATCGCCACCGGTCGGCGGAACGGATTTTGATACTTGTTGATGGACTCGAGAAACGGTACGGTGATCAAACCCACCGGTACGGCAGCCATGGAGAGGACGCCGATGAGCTTGTTCGGGATCACACGGAGTGCGTTGAAGGTCGGGAAGAAGTACCACTCCGGGAGAATTTCAAGTGGAGTGGCGAACGGATCCGCCGGCTCACCGAGAGGGGTAGGCTCCATGACGGCGAGGCCTATGCATAATGCGATGGTACCGAGTATGACAACTGGAAACATGTAAAGAAGATCGTTGGGCCATGCCGGTTCACCGTAATAACTGTGACCCATCCCTTTAGCGAGCTTGGCACGAAGTATGGGATCTGATAGATCGGGCTTTTTTATAACACTGGCGGCGATCTGAAGATTACCACGAGACGTTCTCTGGGGTCGAACACTTTTACGGCGAAATGGAGCACAAACCCTGACACGTGGTCGTGTAATGAGAGGTTTGAGACTTAACATTATAGTATAAAATGGTATTATATTTATCATGAAATTTCACAACTTAGGTTTCATGTGACCCTTAATCCCGAAAAAAATGTTGAGATTTGAAAGTATTTGAAAGTATTATAAAAAAATACATTTCATAGTCCTAAGTTTTATATAATACTCTTACACTTAAGTGTGCGAAAGTGTAAAAAGTATGGCCCAAATTGTACCGAAATTATGTAAATTACTTTCGGATATCTCTATTCATAGTCTTAAATTTTTTATAATACTCTTACACATCTTAGACCCCCTTCAAAAGCATGAATCAAAAGTATTTTAAAAACCCCCATTTTCGAGCAAAAATCGGCTCATGATCATGTCCGAAAAAACGTCTCATAGGCCTAAAAATAATATTATATATACACAGATTTTTCAAATTGCGCAAGATTATGTTGCCAGCCGTAGACTCTTAATACTTCGAAAGGTCGAAGTATTCATGTAAAAATTATATTAACGCATCCGTGAACATTTCATAAAAGAGTATACACTTAACGTACACTAGTGTAAGTTTTTGGTAATATTCACCGTAGGTGGATCTATGATCAGTAGGTAACGTCATGGTGTCAATTTTATATTAACGCATCCGCGATATATTCATTAATATCTACACACATGTGTGAAAACAGTTAAAGTTTAATATCCATGTATAGTCATGTCGAATATAGTGAATGGGATCAAAAACATATTTCGACGCGCACTCAATTTTAAAGTGAAATCCCTACTCACGGAAGATAACATCGAAAATTCGATGTGGACTAGTCCAGATTTCGATGACGTGTTAATCGACCACATCATGAGAGGACGCTCACGCTTGGAAGTATGTGAAATATACGGAATACCGTATGATAGATTAAAACAACGTTTGAGACACATTGCCTACGATATGTATGTCGAACGAATGAATATCATGGAAATTAGAAATAAAACGGGTATCACCGCACAAGAATTATTAGGGGAAATCGATCGCAGAGAGGGACCGGATAAATCGAAATGTATAAGATCACAAAGAGATGGTATCCATGAACCCCTTTATTAATTTAAAGCTTTTACGATAAAAATATATATACATGACTATCTTTATCGAACCGAGTACTAGTAATCGTCCAAGAACTCGCTCCCAAAAGGATTCCTCCTTCTTGGGGGTGGTGGCGGAGATGAATCCGGAAGCACTCACGAAAAAGGGGCGCGCCGAAGTAAAAAAGACACAGATAAAGAAATCCAAGAAATCATCACCGAAGAAATGGTCCGTAGACGAGGATGCTAATTTAATCGATGAGCTTTTATCGTCGACGGAGCCCATAGACCAAATCGCAAATAGACACCGACGTTCTCCGGCCGCGATCAAACAGCGAGTCATTCACATTTTACCCGAATTGCGTTTTCGTATTCAAATGGTGATTAAAACTAAATTTGTTTTGGGAATTGTGACACACGCGTTAGTTGCTGTTACGGCATATGCTCTCGGAAATCACCCGGATGCCATTCCGCTTCCACAAATAAGTGGAATCGGCGTCTCCACTTAGTTCTATTAAAGATATTGCTCGTAAAATAATCAATGATAGGAACGCAATTACGAAATCGTATTCGCTTTTTTGCTGATAAAATATATTCTCAACTAGGACCGGGTTTTAGTGAGAGAGTATATCATAATGCTATGGAAATTCTACTTCGTAAAGATTCTATACCTTACGAATCGGAGAGGATAATCCCAATCGATTTTGAAGGGCATAATGTAGGAAATTTAAGAGCTGATATTATAGTAAATAAGGAACTTGTACTCGAATTTAAGGCCATTAAATCACTCACGGAAGCTTCGGAGATTCAGGCTCAAAATTATCTTCGCTTGACAGGTTTGAAGAATGCGCTCTTGATAAACTATCCCCCGGTGAATTCTCATGAGTGTGAGATTCGTTGTGTGACATCCATACAAGAATTGGAAAAGCCTTCGCCATTAATTTATAGTAATCAAGTGTTTCCGCGTGATATTTAGCCGGGTTTTTAATTTCTTTTGTGAGTATTTCTCTCGCTCTCTCTAGATGGTAATTTGCGTCATCTACACAGAACTGAACGTGCTCGTCCATTTATTATTATAATAAATAACATCTTTATATCTATTGATCTGATCTTCGTATCCACCGAATGATTCTTTTCCAAATTGATACTTTCCCGCGCTTTGGCTCCACGGGATATAGATCTTCATATGTTACGTACCTCGGCTGTGCCTTGTGTATCATTGGATTATACAACTCACCGTGTGGTAGATATAGTGTCGTTATTTTTGATTTACTATTCGCGTCCCATTTGATTTTTTCGATGCACTCATCGATATTCCATTTACGGGGTGGGGGTTTGGGGTACATGGACGTCGCTCGTCGTATCATATCATTTTGTCCCCCGGTTATGTTACCTTTGAAACCCGGAACAACGTCGTACTTAATCATGGATGGTTTCCGCGTGTTCATATACATCATGTGTCATTAAATCTTTAATCAATTGATCCGTCTCCGTTCTCTAATAGGTCTGGATCTATAAATTCTTGTAGGTCTTCTCCTTTTAATGTCATGTTGTGACCAATGGGCATAGCATCCTGTCTCACAAATTGTTTATATATTTCCGGTCGCATGCGAGTATCCTTCTCGGGGTGTTGGATACGATGAGAATGCGGATCCCATCTAGGTTTCATTCTAATTTGATTTACTTGTATATGCAATTTACTGTTCTCTATTTGGGGTTCTTTTAATTCCCTTTTCAAATCCTCTAGGGTTTCCTCCTTCTTAGCTTTAGCGATCACGCTCTGGCGCACTATCCAAGGTTGCAGACAATGGATGGTTGTCGGCATATACATTTAGACAATATAATCTTTATATCGTTGGTATAAATTCCCACCTAAGATCGTTACATATCTTCTTCCAAATCACATCCTGTTGATAGAGTTTTTCTTTCGATTTTAAGAGGGGAAAGTACTGACAATATACATCTTCGGATAATAATTCACAAAACTTAAATAACACATACGAGTAGGATAGGAAATTCTTACGTTCTTTAGGACAATTGTCATCGAATGGTTTTTGGATATCCTTGAACATAATTCTAAGTCGTTCTTCTAATTCTTGTGGCATGCTAGGAGGTTTGATACCATTAAGAATATTTGTTATATACGGTACATGTTCATAAAATCTATTTAATTTTAACTTTTTAAGTAAACCTCGTATTTTGGCATGAGTTATCTCTTCTAATGATTTTATCTTCAACTTTTTTAACTCTGCCCGTAACTGTTCTATCACTTCCGGTGGTATCGTAGTCATTTCCTGTGCCTGAAATTGGCTCATCCACTCGTTAAAATGGTTTTCTCTTTTGTACGAGTAATTCACTATCTTTTCAGAACTTTCTTGTTCCTCTCTATATGTAAGTTCTTGATTAATCATTTTGGATACAACTAAACCACAATTGTCACACGTGAGGTCGCTAGTGTCGTTAAAGTGAATAACATTACTATCGGGACATCTCGGGCAGACATCAACCATTTCTTTCACGATCTGTCTATTTATAGATTGATTTTCTACGTCTATTAAATAATCAACATAAATGTCTTTTCTTTGGAGACCATGAGTTTCCTTACAATTAAATACGTTATCGACAGTTGTAACCTTATCCAAATCATCGGTATATTGGTTCATATATGGCATACATTTTATGATATATTGACTCATCTCAGCATGATAAATTTTGGAATTCTCGGGATATTCTTCTATTAGTTTCTCCCATTCATTAATTTTGTTATTGTATCGGCTTAAAAAATTACCTTCCATATATTATAATGTTAGTCAATCTTTTAAACCATGTATTACTGAAGGTATATGGGTTATATAAATGGGTTACCACCAGGCCGGACTATCATATACATTCTAAACTGATGGAATATCAGGTTAGTGAAGATGATGACAGAGATGAGCACATAACACATGAAATGTGGAAACATGAATCACAATTTTGGTTTCAAAATCGTAAGAAGTTTTATGCGAATGTTACATCCCAGGATGATTACCAAAATCACATCCCTAAACAGGTGAAAAACGTGGTTCTTCGGATACGATATTGGTATAACGGGAAGATTTACAAAATAGTGACAAACAATTTGAATATGAAACTACCAGACGATTTAAATACCGAGTTTTCATTCAGTATCCCTTTGAGTAGAGTCTATTTAGTAGATGATAACGAGAATCCACTAGAAGACATTACTGAAAGGGTGAAAGTGTATGCCGGCCCAAAAAATGACTTTCACGGACAGGAAATTTATATAAAAGATTTTCTAAATCAGGATGAAGACGAGCTCATAACTAAATACCCAAAAGTTAAATTAACAAACTCGCTGGGGATGTCTAAGGTATTGAGTTCTTCTACCAACAAGATTACTGATCTGAGGGTACCTTAGTGGCTAAATAAAACTTGAGTTCTCCTAGGCTTGCTACGTTATACTTCAGAATAAGGAAGCGATTTGCTTCTTCTTGTAAAACCTGAACACTGGAACACATGCTAGAACCCTTCGCGAAAATATTAAGATATCTCAATGAATAGAGTCCCGAAATCCTTGGACTCTCTTCACTGCAAGATATAGACGTTTCCTGATTAGCGAAATCCCCGTCACATTTTAAAGTCATGAGCGTACCTTCACGGGTTATTTCTATTTCCGTGCCTATATTTGACATATCTCTACACAAACGTTGAAAATCAACCGATGGGAGCGTCGTAATTGTACTCATCTCAATATCCGGTACTTCAATCTGACTTTCATTTATATCGAGTAGTTTAAGTTGAAATTTGGTATTTGTATTTTTAGATTCGGACACAATCTCGACATTCATGTATTCTTTTGAATCTATCGAAATATTCAAAATATCCGAATTAGTTATGGATTTTAATAACTTGAATGTATTTGATATATTGATACCAGCGACAATCTCTTCGTTACATTCATATTCTTCAAAATTATCGGCAGGTAAATGCACATCAATCAATGATGTCCTCGCCGTATCTAAGGTTGTGACATACATCCCACCACTCTTGAAATATATATTTACGTCATTGAGGATATCCTTTAAGACTTCGAAACAAGACTTAAAAGCGGATGCCTGGATTGTAGCCAATTTCATGTTATCAAATAAAGTGATTACTTCTTTATGTCATTATATGCGTCATTTACGGTAGCATTAATCCTGTCTTGCAGTTCTCTTGTTATTGTCGGTTTAAGTGAAGACCCATATGAGTCTAAATCATATATACAACTATCTGGTTCCGCGTCATCTAAATTTGTAGATGCGGTGCCACCCGCACCCCATCCTACAAATTCTTCTGACGGTAACATTGACCCAAGCCAACCTTTAACTTCTCCCCCCACCAGAAGTTTTCCATCCTTTGTTATCAGACTCGGGACGCGTTTCAGTATCTGTACATACTGATGGGGTATTCCCTGGGTATCAACATTATGAAATTGTATCATAGATTTAAGTTGGGGATGTTCATGGATATATTCCAGTACATCTTGTGAGTGATTACATTTACTACTAAATATCAGAAGTGCCATCTACTATGAGTAGTTTATTTTCTAAAATTAAATTAACGCATATAAGTATATGAGGATAACAGTTGCTTTAGTTCTTATTGCCCTGGTCATTCTTCTGAGTTACAAACGTGAAACATACATGGATATGTTTGGGTACTCAGGACATTCAGATCCCATAAACGGAATTGTTCTCGCGGATAAACCAATCGATAAATCGAATTACAGATATGAAGAAACCAAGATGAATAATGACACAATACAAAAAATCATCTTGGCCACGAATGCGGCCATCGAAAAGAAGACAAAGGTGTGTAATTATATCATTGAAACGCTGGGTGTGAAAAAGTTTGTGAAAAAGGATAACAGCGACAAGGGACCCATGGTGATACACCAAGCATCTTTTATGGCAGTGAAGGAGGGTGGATTTGCGTTTGGTTTTGCGGTTACGGTCGATGTAGATATTAACAGAGAAACGCCGGTAGTCATGTCACTTCAAACACAACCCATGGATAGCAAAGTATTGGACGAAAATGCGATCAAAGCATTCACGGAAGGTAAGGAGGGGCAGGAATTTATAAGTTATGATCTCGTAAAGAGAGCCGCCCTACCAACTAAAAGTGAGTTGGAATCCGCAAAAAACAAAATCAAGTAATATCAATGATCAATTTGGAGGATGTTCAGCGAATCGAGGAAAATCGAAAACAGATCAAAAAGGAATTGTATATGAAAATATATGAACAATTTTCGACTAAGATACGTCAGAGTGCAGAATATGGTCATAAGCAGATATTTCTCAGGATACCAACATACGTCATGGGATATCCCGCATTCGATAGACCACAGGCGGCACTGTATATAGATAGACAACTTAGAAGATCCGGTTTTACCACACAGCGAGTATCGGAGATAGATATTTATGTATCTTGGTTCATACCTAAGACTAAAAAACCTACGAAAGATCGAGGAGACGAGGATGAGATAGATGATATAGAATTACCTAGTTTTGCTAACCTCAGAAAGGCGGCAAATAAATACAGATGACCAGTGCGTACTAAATTATTTTTTAAAAACACACTCTATGATAAATGGATAACTTGAATGTTCTAGTCGAGGCGAAAAAGGAGTACCTCGGTCAGATGTGTCACCTGATGGTTCCGGTTATGATAGAGACCTTTTCAATTATGTATGATGAAGCTGTAAAAATGTCCAAGGGCAGAAAAGTATTGCAAATGTTCCAGAAACTTTTGAAAGAAGTTCCGAACTGGAGTGACAATATGTCAAAGACTCACGCGGATAACATCACATCCAGATGTGCTTGGTATTCGGATCTCCTTGCCGCAGTTTTTGTCGCTTGCACGAAGATATTATCCGCGGTTCGTCTTAAATCGGATAACAAAAAGATAAGCTTAAAATTGCCAACGAATGAAATATTCATTCAAACATGTTATAATTTGGCAGCCAAAGATCTTTACAAAGATCCCTATGCATTACACGAAAACCAAAGCGAACATGCGAGAGATGAACAACTGGCGGTTCGCTTCATTGCCTGCATCGAAAATTCCGTGAAGGATCTCATACCTGTACAGCAGATATTACAAACTTATATGTCACAAGAAAGTAGAGACATCGATCTCGATGGTACTCATGATGGCGATGCTGAAGATCCTGACATTTATGACGGAGAAGGCGAGCAACCTGGCGCAGAAACACTTCCCGACGGCGCCGATGTCAGTGAAATCGGACAGCAGATGGGCGGCGAAGAGCAACCCATCGATGAAACGATGGAACACGAAGAAATGGAAGAAATGCCCAGTTTGGAAGAAGACGGTGAGCCGACGCAACCGTCCGCTCTCGATAATGAGTTTAGAACTATTCCCACCGTACAGGATCCGACTGGTCAGCAGCAAATGAGCCCCCCGACCGATGACGGTGTCTTATTCGGGGATGCCCCAGAACGCCGAACAAAAAAAGTTGGTTACTATTAAATGGAACTTTCCGACTATTTAAGAGACCCAATCTGGGCGGCCGCGATTGGTGGTGGTATTACAGCAGGATATATACATGCTAAGGCACAGCTTAACAAAGAGGGTAAATTGCAACCGAGTGCGTACACGAAGCCCGCGGCGTTGGTTGCCATACTTATATATTTTATCGTTTCCATGGGCGTCGGGCAACGTGAGACCATCTCGACGGAACCGTTTTAAACTCAAACTTAAAGATTAGATAGTAAATATATTCATAAAAATGGCGAGCGTGTCAGCGTTCACGGACATGATGTCACAATTTCTTGTGGAATTACATAAGGTTTTCCCACAGGAGAAGGGTATTAAAAAATTTATGGCTCAGTTGGAATTGGCCAAAACCGCGAATCCGAGATTGGTTGTCGATGGATTTATGAAGGGGATTACCCCGTACGCGGATAAAATCAGTAACAAGGACGAATCGTTCTTATTAAACGAAGTTGGTAATATTGAATTTCTCAAGGATCTTAATTTGAAGGATAATTGGAATGATAGCTTATCTTCCAACACAAAGGACGCAATTTGGCAGTATTTACAAACCTTATATATGTTAGGTACCACGATTACCGCCATTCCCGCAGAGACACTCTCAATGATTGAGGGTATCGCCAAGGATTGTGCCGACAAGATGGAAAACGAGGGAGGTGAATTGGATGAAGCCGCTCTCATGAAAACCATGAACAGTATGTTTGGTGGTATGTTGAAAAAATAAACTTACGATATACTAAATGACAAAGGTTTGGTTCGAAGATCCAAGACAGCTCATCAGACAAGACAAGATTTCGCAGTTTTGGCCTAATAATAAACAGACACCAGCCGAACGTGTTAATTCGGCTTCAAGATTTATAATTTACACTACTTGCTTTTTATACTTAATTCGTAGGGATATTAGAGTGTTTGTCCTAGGTGCAACCTCTTTGGGTGTTCTTTATGTTATGTACAGGAGTAACATGATTAAAGAAACATATGGCGTTCCCACACGATCTACGGGTTCTGGATGTCAAATGCCATCCGGAGACAATCCAATGGGTAATGTTTTATTGACAGACATCACAGATCGTCCTAATCGTCCTCCGGCGTGTGAATACTCTTCGGTCCGACCCATTATTCATGCTTTAGTCGATCAGCGCGTACCGTTCGATGCCGGTCGATCTCGTTCTCCCCTCCCCCATATCCAACGCAAAGCGGCTTCTCGGCAATTCATTACCGCACCGGTCTCGATGGTTCCGGGAGATCAAACCGCATTTGCTGAATGGTTATATGGACCCAAAAATGGCGTATCCTGTAAGGGTGGAAGTCAGTTTGCATGCAACCCGAATGCTCGGGGTGTTCAATTAGAGGCGTTCGCAGGAATTGGAAGTGATGGAGACAAACGAAGTGGTATGCACGGGTTCACACATGTCTAAATAATAAATCTCACATAATAATAAATGGCGTACCAACTCCAGCCCGGATTATCCCTCGTCGAAAATCCCGCTCTTCCGAAGAGCAGCGCAACCGATGATGTTTTTGTTTACCCCCAACCCAGTTCTATCAGCATGGGTGCCCGTCCCAATACTATGTTATATGGTACGGCTCCCGCCAAATTTGGCAAGGGTGCCCCTGCCCAATATGTGGAAACGAGTGATCGTTTGAGACCGCAAAGTACATCTACACACAACAAACAACCGATCAAGACATGGGAGCGAGGTATCTTCCCGGTTCAAGACAAGGGTGTCGTTTTGCCGCCCCAATCCGTGGCATACAAAGGCCCGGCGAGTACTCGTGCTGATCTCCAGAACGGCCTGTTTGACAAGCGATATAATTAAAAATGTTTTGATAATATAAGAATGGCTGATCCTATTTCCATTTTGGCGGTTGCCGGTCTCGTATATGCCGGACGTGCCCTGAGCACAGAATCGAATCCAGCAGAATCGGTCCCAAAGGAAGAAATTATTGAAGCTCCCTCTGAACAAACTCTTTCCGATAAAGTTCCTAAATTTAATCAAACCCAATTTGCCCCTAGAACGGAAATACCCCAGAAGAAGGAGATGGCTACCTTTGCTGATGTGGCTCCCATGCCCAGAAGCGGAGGTCAGGAAATCCTCGACATGCGAGATCGTATGTATGATCAGGGTAAAATGAATAATCTGGCCCCCATCGAAAAACAACTCGTTGGTCCGGGCTTAGGTAACCCGGATGCTCCGGCGACGGGTGGATTTCAACAACTTTTCCGTGTTAATCCTACATTAGTTGGCGCTCACAAGCTTACGCAATTACCGGGCCGTGTCACGGGTCCAGGACATGACGTGGGCGGTGGTCTTAGAACGGCCACCCCGACGGTTGGTCATAATATGCCAGAAAAGACGGCGTTCCTTCCGGATCGTCTTCCGAATGCTGGTGGTTATGCCCAAGGCATGTCCGGTGCCCGGACTCGCCCGTCTCATCAACGCACGATGCGAACTACCAATCGTTCGGAGACTGGTTTGCGAACAGACGGTTTAGGTTATGCCCCGGCTAAACGCGTAGTCAGTGGCTTAACGAATGCCCAAGATATCACCCGACTCAAGAACGATGAACACACTCAACAATTCTATTATAACAACCAACCGGCTCCGAGTATTAGTAACTTCTATAACGGACACAACGTTGCCCCGGCTACCAATCTCGCACTGGAAAACAAGAGGGGTCACGGTTATTCCGCCGAGCAGCTTCAAAGGTACGGTTTCCGTGCGGATGACCGTCGCGGTAACCCCAACCGTCGTGGTAATGCCGGACGGATGAACGTCCGCGAGGCTCCATTAAAGACGACAGGCTTGGTTACCAGTGTTCGCTCCGATACGAGTCGCATCGATGGTCGCGATGGTGTGATGAGTGGTGGCTGGACGCAACAATACAACCAGGTGCCGTATCATAACTTCAATCCTAACAAAGACGCTCCTAACCCGTATGCGACGTCTGGTTCTGCGGGCTTAGATGTGGCCAAGGAACAACTCAAGAATAACCCGATCGCTCAAAAACTGTACAAATAAGTATTTTATATCCCAGAACAAGAGTTAAACACTCATTAAAATTATATCACCTAATTTTAATGAAGGTCCATACCTTAGATATCGATAGTAGTGAAAGGGATCCCATACTGTACCCAGACCCGTCAAGTTACGTTATTTCATTGAAAAACCCTATTTATGACGTCTCTAAGATATCTCTAATATCGGCTAAAATACCTAATAGTCAATTGCTTGTTCATTCCCGAAATAAAACGTTTTCCGTGAGTGGTAATACAGTGACATTAGACGAAACAAATTATGCGAGTGTCGGTGATCTTGTCACAGATCTTACCGCAAAACTGGATGACACCGTTGCCCCAGCTATACAGACTATCGCATACGATACCGATACGAATACAATTACGTTTTCTAACGTAAATGCTGGTTCCGCCGCTGTCAAAAGTTTTACGTTTGAATTCAATTCCGGAACAAATGGTTACACGAGTAATACGGAACCGAATACCACGCCACACCAATTACTTGGATTCGCCGGTCGCGACTACACGTCGAGTGGAACTCCCAACTCGATTAAAAGTGGTTCAATAAACCTGAATGGACCAACGTCATTAATTGTGAGATTAAGTACGGGTTCAGATGACTTTACACGTACTGTATATACAACAACTCCATTTTACACGGGAAGAGTGATTCTATCGGGTGATACACTCGTTCATAAAGGAATCGATGATCCTCTTACACATTCGTTCGTGGGCGGTTCTCAAAAGACTATCCGTGATATAAAGGTTGAATTCTTCTATATGAGTCACGGAAGACTCATTCCGTATGATTTCAGAAATCAAGATCATGTAATGAAATTTGAAGTCACGTGTTCTACCGATAAATTTGAAAACCTTTCTAAACAACAGACGCCCCTATCGCGATTTGAATTACCGCCACCAATAAGCATTCCAGAAATGGAGAATCCTTATAGATGGAAAGAATATCTTTCTATCGTTGGTATTGTTTTATTAGGATTGGTTGTTATATTAATAACTACTAAACCGAGATCACAAATAGCTGTGAAGCTTCCTCCTGTTGCCCCGAAGCTTACTGGGTGACCGCATACACCGGTTGGAGCGGCTTACGCACACGGCTGGAGAGGCGAGACATCACCAAATAGACCGTCACGGACAACAAAGTGGTGAAAAGCGCAGTGAGAGCGAAGTGCTGACCACCGTTACGCTTGACAGTGACGATTTGCTGAATGGCCCAACGGACGAGGTCCATCCACGAGAGAGCGGCGGCGAAGGTAAAACCCGCGACGACGGCGTTCAAGCTTTGGGATTCCAATTCTTGGGTAACGAGACCAACGGTATCGGCAATGGCAGACATTATGTTTAAAGTATAGTGAGAAATTATTCTGGAAGTAGCTCTTCTTCTGTTACAAATTTTTTATACTTATCCTGATTGTATCCTTTCGTCCTGGATTTCTTTACTTTCTTCTTTATTTCAAAAAGTTGTATTGTTTCTGTTTCGCTTCCGGCAACACTACTACTATCTGTACTAGTATCACTTTCATCGTCACTCGACTCTTCGGATGAACTGGATCCACCCTCAATCTCTTTTAGTTTAGTCGAAGTAGTCCATCCTTCGATCGACGACGTGTTCATTATTATCTATGGCGTTTTTTATCATCTCCTCCACCGGCGTTTTGGGTTCCCAGTCTCCCCATCTCTCATACGATTCATTTACGTCGGTGAATTTTTTATCTTCGCCAGAGTATGGCGTAAATTCCAATTCATTCTCATCTACGACTTCGAGGGTATTTTCTGGATCTTCTGAGTCAGACTCTTCTTCCGAGTCTTCTTCGTAAATTTCTGGGAAATGAGAACCAATCTTTTGACCAATCGTGTTCATGGCGCAATATTTGATTGCGTATTCGAAATCCTTGGATAAAATGGCATCACGGCCACACGCTTTTGCGTAGTCTGCGGCCAGGAGCACTGACTGCTCCAAAACGGGCGTAATAATTTCAATAGCGGCTTGTTCCATTAATATGCGTCCTCAAAAATAGTTTGGGCAATTCCATCCACTATCCTGAGAATATTGTAACTTAGGGCATACACGTGTAGTTTCCTGTCTGAGTTACACGCATTGGTCGTAACTACCAGTCTCTGATTTCTAATGAGACTGAAATTTCGTTGTCCTGTCGGATATGGCTTTTCCGGTTCGAGACTGAAACTGTACGAGTAGAATCTTCGTATTAATGGTGTTTTTGAGTGATGAATAGAGGATTGTACAGCTTTTAAAAACATATAACTACCCGCTTTTCCTTGTATAGTATGTTCGTCATCGAGAATAAGTTCTAGTTTGTCTAGGTTCTCGTAATATAGCAATCTATCATTCACGGATAGATATATATTATCATAGTCAAACGGTGGGACGAAATTATCGACTGTTTTGGGATTTTCGCGCTGAAAGACGAAAAACAATTCTTTTACGGGATTAATAAGCCCCAAATCAAATTCATTCGTCTGAGAACCACGATATGGTATATCAAACGTTTTTCGTTGGATTTGTGTGATGACCATGTCCCTGTTGGCATTTTGGATTCTTATTCGTTCCCCTGGATCTAAAAATACCATCTCCGCAGTAATAGAAAACTTCTTTATGAGGTTTTGGGTAAAAGTTCTATCGAAAAAGTCGAATATACGAGCATGCCCTGCGCTTGTACCCGTACCATCATTTGATTTGGCACCAACAATTAATCGGTTTCCATCCTTGGTCAGGGAGACTGACCAACCAAATTCATCTGCCGTCGCTTCGGCGTCTAAATCTATGCCCCGTTGAAGCCACTGACCCGACGACGCACTCGCCTGCGCACTGGACCAATCCGTAGATCCATTCCATTCATACACACGCACATGACCTCTCGCATCGCCTAATGGGTTCATATTAGCGCCTATCGCTAATCGTTTTCCGTCTCCGGATATACTCACAGATATACCAGACTGATCGAATCCGGATTCACCGTCTATATCCGTACCCATCTGATACCAATTATCGGCTCCATCCCATATAAATACACGAACATGACCGGCGTCTGTCTGTGTGCCGTCATTTTTGGGACCACCAACCGCTAAAACGTGACCATCATACGAGAGACTCGACGAAAAGCCAAATTCATCACCCGAGTTCTCGCTCGCGGCTATGTAATTTGAACCGGCATCGGTCGTTACCCACGTTGAACCGGATGTATTTTTTATCGCCTTGACATAGCTTGTTCCGTCCGGGTTGTTTGCGCCCGCGACGATTATCTTTCCGTCTCCACTGACCGTAACACTATAACCCAATGCGTCACCTAGGGCATTACCAACTTCGCTACCTTCGGGTTGTATTCCGACGGTATTGGTGTTATCTCTCGCAACTCTGTATGCGTAGTATTTACCCTGTGAGTTATTTAATCCACGAGCTCCTATTCCAATTACAGTGCCATCGTGGGATATAGACACAACACTCCCAAAGTTTGTATTTGCGACAGTGTCCGATGTCGGGGGGTCTAACGTAGTATTAAGATCCCAAGCATTTGTTCCCGAATTATAATCATACACTCTCACGCGACCCGTATTCGTAATACTCGGTGTGTAATCGTGGTTGGGGGCACCCACAACGACCCTATTACCATCGGCCGATATAGCCGCCGCTTGTCCAAAAAAGTCATTCGCGGCTGATCCATCTATGTCCGGTCCCCTTTGTGAGGTCGCCCCTGCCATTGAAAATACCCTCACGTGACCCGCATTTGTTCTAGCATTGTCCGGATCATTATCCGGGGCACCAACTACCGCATATTTACCATCCGGCGTGATGGCAACGACAAAACCGGATCCGTCCCCAGTTGCTTCACCATCTATATCGTTTCCATTTTGTAAGTATGTACCCACACCATAGCCATATCCCTTGCCGGCATTTGATGCCCATGAAGATACGCCACCCACCGTCACTTTTTGGTTATTGACAATACACTCTTCCGCTGACCTTAATTTTATTTCAATTTCCACCTCTTGGCGGTCAATGGCACACAGAGGTATGGCCAATTCCGGATTTCTATAGAAGTAAAACGGAATATCAATGAAATATTTTTGACTGCTGCTCGCAACACCTAAATGACTTAATATGGTTGGATTGTTCGCACGGAGAGAAGATGTACGGTTAGGAAATTTACCTATGAGTTGTTTTAATCCGGTTTGGTTTGTTTGTGTATAATTTTGTTCGGAATATATCTGAAGATAGTCGGATGGTATTCTCTGAATGGTAGTTCCACCGATGATAATATCCACATATTCGATCATGGCATGTCCTATAGACTCAACCCATCCCATACCGGTTGCCATTGCGTTTGAAATTGGATTCAATTCAACATCCAAGCTTATCGTTTTTATAAGATCACCTTGATCGGGTGAAATTCTGTATCTGACTAAAGATCCAAAGTCTGTTACACCGACATCCATCTTTATAAAACTTTTCGAATAATTAGAATGTTTTACAAAATGTTCCCGGAAGTAACTGTAGTGTGGATCTATAGTAAAAAACTTGTCCTGTGGTCCAGTTGTTTCAAGTTGAACTCTACCGGCCATCACTATTACTATAGAGAGCTAAAATTTTAAACCCGCTAAACCTCCATCTATGCGTAAAATATTATAATTCACCGCATATACCTGAACCCATCGCCTGGCACCAGTTCCCCCTTCACGCGCGAGCGTGACTGTTAATAATTTATGAGAAATTCGACTCATATTAACCTGACCTGTCGGATAGAAGGCACCCGGGTCATCACTGAATGAATACACTCCAAAGTAGGGTGTTATATTAGGATTTGTAATTCCCAATACCGTAGGAGAATTTACATAGTTTAATAATGGTTGTTCATACATCGAAAATTTTTCGTCTGCGTTTATGACTGGATTATTATTGAACCGAAGTTCGATGTTTTCAATGACTTCCATGGCTAGGTGTTTGTTTGCGTCGTCGTACTCTTCTAATCGTGAAAAGTAAAGTAATTCCTTTACCGGATTTTTGAAATTCAACATCACCGACTTTGTTTTTTGCCCCCCGTCCATGTGAAATTTAGATAATTGTACCTGAGTTATACAATAATCTAGAGGTCTGGAAGTCAGATAGTCTCTTTCAAGTTTGGAAACGAATACAAACTCTGTATCCAGTGAAATTCGTTTAATTTTGGCCACTGGATTTGTGGGAACCGAATCTGTATGTGTATCCCGGACAATTTTGTTCAACGGCCGGAGTTTTATTCTGACTTCTACTTGTTGTTTCGTGAGGGCACATATAGGAATACTTAAACTTGGGTGACGATAAAAGTAGAACGGTAGATCTATAAAATATGTATAATCTGTCGTGTAACCCAATAGATTTCCATGTCCATTTAGAAAATATAAGGATTGTGCCACGTCATCATCTGTATTGTTTAATTGTTGATGCATGTAGATATATTCACCAGTAATACGCTCTATAGTTTGTCCCCCAATCAAGAGGTCGGCATATTCTATCAATCGGGTACAAACCGACGGGACGTATTGATGACTGTTCCCACTCGCATCTGGGGTTGGGTCCGTTAAATTAACTTTCAACGTGAAGTTACGAATGAGATCTCCCTTATTTTGGGGTATTCTACATTCTATTATATTGTCAAAATCCAAAGTCCCATCGAAGGGAGATTCAATTTGTTCCAGAGCGAATCTACTATGACGATTATACGACGTAAGAAAATATGAGAACTGGGGTTCTTCGGTAAGCCATCGGTCCTGGATACCAGTGACTGCTAAATTTAGACGACCAGCCATCTTACTTTATGTGAGTAAAATTATCCAAAATAAAAGACACATTTATATCAGAATGAACCTTCAGTTAAGGAAATTCAATCCAGCTACAATAAGTGATGATCGAGTTTGTGTTTTCATTGGAAAACGTAACACCGGTAAATCTACGCTGGTCAAGGATATAATGTTCTACAAAAAGCACATTCCAGCGGGTATTGTCTTATCGGGAACAGAAGAAGGTAACCATTTTTATCAAAATTTTGTCCCTCCCCTGTTCATATACGGAGATTACGACAGAGAGGCGATAGAAAGGGTCATGAGCAGACAGAGAAAGTTAGTTGGTGCGGGAAAAGATAATTGCGGGGCGTTCATGCTTTTAGATGATTGTATGTATGATAGTAAATTTCTCAAGGATACCTGTATTAGACAGTGTTTTATGAATGGTAGGCACTGGAAACTTTTTTTCATGCTCACGATGCAATACGTGATGGATTTGCCACCGGCATTGCGCGCCAATGTGGATTATGTTTTTATTCTTCGCGAGAACATCATACAAAACCGAGAAAAGCTCTATAAGTCATTTTTTGGGATTTTTCCCTCGTTTGATATGTTTTGTAAGGTGATGGATGCTTGTACAGAAAACTATGAATGTCTTGTACTTGATAACACAGTTAAATCTAATAAAATAACGGATTGTGTGTTTTGGTATAAAGCCAGGGTTAGAACGGGGTTTAGAGTTGGTAGTCCCCAGTTGTGGCAGGTTAGTAAAAAGATGTATAATCCACGCTATTTACAGGAGAAGGAGGATGACGCACGAAAAGCTACAAAGAAGATGGGAATCACAATCAATAAAGTGGGCACGAGTGGTACAAAAAAGAAAAAATAAATTATCCAGAGTGAAATGCGTAATGTATTTTTTAAAAAAAAGTAACGTTATCTTAAATGACGGACATTAGAACCATGAATTTGGGAGATGCCGGAGATGGCATGGTTCCTTTGGATACAAAACCAAAACTTGAACAACCTTCCACGTCGTTTGTAGACGAAAATTTGATAGAAAAAAATGTGAGTCAACAGCAAGAAACTACTATGGATTCGACACCGATTGCTGATCTCATGGCTCCCCAAGCTGGCGCGGGGCCGAACTTTATGGCGCCCCCGGCCATGGCTCCGGAAGGTCGCAGCCAAGGCGTTTTGCCGTCTATGTCCGCTCCTCAGACCGATGTTGGGTTTGCTCAGGAAACCGAAGAGTCCTCCGAAAAGAGAAAATCCAAGAAATCGTCGAATAAGAATCCGTTCGGCATGACGGATGATCAAATGTTTGCCCTCGTCGCGGGTGTTTGTGCCGCGGTCGCTGTCAGTAAGCCGGTCCAAGAAAAACTTGTGAGCTCTGTTCCCAAGTTTTTATCGGAGAATGGTTCTAGAAGCGCTGTTGGTTTAGCTTCCACAGGTCTTGTGGCGGCTATCGTTTTCTATGTGATTAAGACGTATGTCATCAAACACTAACGCTAACGACCTGCGCATTACCGACGGGCGATTCCCATCCCATTTCAGTATATAATCTGAGACCAAGTAATTTTTGGATCACCAGAGCACTCGTGATAAAAGTCATCGAAAATAACACAATTGTCTTCATTGTGCTATTTTTGTCCTTACCATAGCTTTCGACGTCTTTTCTTTTTATCGGCCAACCTATCTTAGTGATTAAATAAACCAGACCAACAGATATAAGAGATGCCATAAAGACAAAACTTTTATTGACAGCAAGACGTGGCGCGCTCGCCACTATATAACGAAGTAGATTAGGAATTATAAAGCCGACCAACCACACGCGCCCGTTAAAGTTTTCAAATCTGGCCGGAAGCTTGAGGGATGGAAGCTGTGTAAGCATGATTACAAATGCCCACAAAAGGACAGCTTGTAATGTGACACTGAAAGGCGTTGCCATGTTATAAGATACTGAGATTATTTATCCTGGACGTGTTTTCCACAGAATTCGGTCTTTTCTTCGATTCTGTTGTATATTCCTAATTTCTCACATATTCCCCGCAATTCTATGAAATTTTCCCAAAACTGTTCTGAGTGTCTATACTCTTTAACTGTACTATGTGCCAACTCATGAATCAGTACATGGAATATTTCATTCGGTTCGCCATCTATACAAATACCGATATCCGAACCTTTACTCGCATTATAACCTATCGCACCAGATGTACTGGTCATCCCTGTTATTGGAACTCTGTTCGTGAGCATTTTAAACTTCTTGTTGTCCGTTTTGATTAAATGCTGTCGAAGTGTTTCATATTTGTCCTTGACAATTTTCAAATTTTTGGGTTCCCTGGTATTGACTAATATTAACACATTAACGATTACGAGTATAACCCACGCAATCATGTCTAATATTATTCAAGATTATTATATAACAGAATATCCTAAACCCTTCTCATTACGGGTTCCGATGTACCCCACTCTGGTATGAAGTGTGGTGTCACGTGATTGTAACGTCTATGAATTTTTTTGATAACATCATTAGTATATAATCTCAATTCTTCTAGTGTTTTGACTACGTATGTCTTTTTAGTGGGATCTACTACATATTGACGGAGTAAATCACTCGATGTATCTATAAACATTCGAAATATATTTCGTGTATCCCTATCCTTACATATAGCCTTATCCGTTTGTTGTAGTTGTCGTTTGAACATATCCTCGGACATTTCATCTAACATATACGCGATTCGGGAATAAAAAAACTCCCTGTCCTCGTCCATTTCTTCCGCATTTAGCCACGTAACCCGTCGTTCGAAATAGCCTATTAGATGTGTTAATTCTGCCATCTTATAGACATCATTACGAAACCGTATATGAAACCTAACTATATTTTGATTCCATGTATTGTTATTGTGGTCGTGACCAAATGATGCAAAATATCCTAGGTCTTTCTCCACCTCAAGTTCCCATATCTCTTGAAAACTCGGACACCCACCACACGGTATATCTTGGTTGTCTCTGTTGTTACTCACTTTAAATTCTAAAAAGTGTGGATTGTGAATCCGTCCCATCTCTATATTTCCCGTTGTCCAATTATATGCCGTTTTACATTGGGGACACCACATTTGAGAACATCCACTTAGTTTTTGGATCATTTCTCCACACGCCGGACAAGGTTTGGTGTCCTTTGCTATGAATTTCATGGTTTTTACATCATCCGGGTCGCATTCATGACCATCTTTAATTTCAGCATTACATTTATCACAAAAATTCGTCGTACAAATACCACAATACCAATTTTCATCCAAAAACCCCTTACAAACGCCACTTGGACATTTACGGACAAATTTTCTATTTGGGTCTTCGCCGTCATTGGGGGATATACCCGTATTTCGTAAATAACTGAGTCTCGTTTGTAAATCTTGTAACTGTGGAACTAATATTTTCATTTCCGGTAACGTCATTATCTCGTCATCCGGATTAATGGGTGTATGAATACTGAGACCCAAGCCCCTTTGGATGTTTAGTATTTGTTTCTTGACGTCGTGTATCTGTGTTCTCAGTGTTCGCATTGTAATTATACGCTCAACTGCGGGCTGTGTGGCTGGCATAAGTAGTTTTTGACGTTCAAATAGTGTATTTTCTCTGTGTTTTTTTAGATCAACATTTCTAAATTTGATAGTACAAAATGAATCTATAAATTCCCTATTCCATAGTTTTTTACAATTCATACAATGTGGATCATCTATCAGAGTCAGTAAATACCTCTGAGAACAGCTTTTACATGAAATCAAATCACAATAAGGACATTTTACCTTCTTGTGAGTTGTTTTGTTTAATTTGTCGCAACAAACGTCGCAACATTCCATTTAATTATGTTAGATCTAAAACTTTAAATTCAGTTTTTCTTTGTACTTTGTCATGGCAATCAACACAAAAAGTACTATACGTTTTATTGGTCTCAGTTTCCGACAACTTTCTCTAGATTCTGCGCGAGAATTTGCTTTTATTTCATCCATGTGTCTATTTCTGAAATGGATGTCATCGCTAACACTGTATGTTCTAGTCCATAATTCCTGACCGTCCATTTGCGCTTTCATGGTGTATTCGTGGGTTCTAATTTTAGATGGTTTATATGACGGAATATACATTTTACAAACATTATCATATTGAGCGGGAGGGAGTGTGATTTCAACATTCTTCGCGCGATCTCCTTCTTTTATGGTTATATCGACATTTCCCGGACCTCCGCCTATTCCGGCACCAGAAATTTTAGATCCGTGTATTTCTTCTAATTCCATATGAACGGTATAACGACTGTGATTATACATTCTAATGGTACCGGATTCGCATATTTTAACGAAACAACACGAAGTACTGACAACCCCCGGCTCTGCGTCGTACGCCTGACGCGCAATTTTCAGTGCCTCTTCTTCGCGTTGTTTGGATATCGGAGACCACCTGTTTTTGTTTCTACCAGAAAAGGTGCGCAACGCACCACCACGAAGACGAAGAACTAAGTGTAATGTACTTTCTTTTTGGATATTATAATCCGCTATAGTTCTTCCATCTTCGAGTTGTTTTCCCGCAAAAATTAAACGCTGCTGGTCTGGTGGTATTCCCTCCTTCGTTTGAATTTTGGACTTTATACTATCTATTGTGTCGGATGATTCCACCTCCAAAGTGATAGTCTTACCTGTGAGGGTCTTCACGAATATCTGCATCTTATTATAACTTTAGGTTTTTTTTTCAAAACCTAACGCCGACGACGACCTGCCGATTTCCTAGATTTCCCCCCTGAGGTCGCTCGTACAGACGCACTTGTTCTTTGTGTGGGTTTTGCCGATCTCAAGTACGCGCGTCTTTGGTCAGATTTTACTTTGGCGACTTGTTTCTTTTTGTTAGCTAAAGCCGTTCTAGCTTTGGCTGGATTTGTTAATGCGTCCCTCTTTAATCGGTTCGCATTCTTTGAACCAATATCACCCGCACGAAGCGCTGAGTTAATTTCACGCGTCACCGCTTGTCTTTCTGCGTCGGCTTTTTTCTTTTCTTGTGCCAATCTTGCCTTTTCGGCCTTATCCTTTTCTTCTTTGATGCGTTGAGCATCTCTCGTTTTGGAATTGGCAAATACGCGCGCGGGGTCTTCTCCCTTTTCCAGACGCGTCATGAATTCCTTTCTGTTGCCACGAGTTAAACCCTTCATGCTTTGGAATTGCTTCGCCGTATTGCGTTTGAGTTTATCCAAACGTTCTTTCTTCAATTTTGCTTCCGCTTCTTCTTTCTCCTTCTTTGCTTTTGCGGCGGCCGCCTCCTTTGCCTTCTTTTCCTTTTCTAATCTTTCAGCTTCGGCCCTTTTCGCATTTTCGCGTTTCTTCGTCACGAGAGCCGTGGCTTCACTCAATAACTTGGTGGAATCTTCACCCTTGTTATATCTAGTGACAAATTGTTGTCTATTCACGCGTTCAAGATTTGTCATGTTTTGAATACCCTTGACAAATTTCTTCTTCGCTTCGAGCTTTTTCGCATTAGAAGCCTTCTTCGCGTTTATAATTTGCTGTTTAACAATATCGCGCCGCTTTTTGATATCATTCACATATCTCAACACCAATGCCAGGTGTCCCTGTCTATCCTTCATAGAGAGATTTGCCTTCGTGATTTCACCTTCTAATTGCTTCTTTTCTGTTAAAAGGCGATCCAATTCCTTGAGTCTCTTCATATTTGTGGCTAAACCGACTTCCTTTTCCCAACCCCTGCGCCATTGTCCAGTTTTACCCGGAATGTTACGCACGATTCGGCTTTTAAGGGCTTCTCTAGTGGGTTGAAGTGCCTTGTTTGCCGCTTCTTTAGCTCGTTGTTTCCGGAGAACTTCCGCATTGTTCAATATCTTTGTTGCGTTCATACTAGCGGTAGTCGCGTTGGTCGTATTCAGTCTATTCATAAATTTCTTTCTATTCTCCCTTTCGAGTTCTTTCATGGATTGGAGTGTGGTTGCCACTCTTTTTTGAACGGCAACTATCTTTGCCTTGCGGTTCGCTTCTTCCTTAGCATTATTATTGGCTTCCTTTTTCGCTTTGAGTCTCGCCTCCTCCTTGGCCTTTTTATTCTCATCATCCTTAGCCTTGGCTTCTTGACGAGTCTTCGCGAGCGATTGGATCCTCGTTATGACGTTGGGTCTAATCTTGTTCAAATTTTCACCCTTTTCAAGTCTCTTCAAGAATGGTATCTTGTTTCGATTTGTCATGTTCGTAGAGCTGTTCAATAATTTACTCAGGCTTTGTTGTTGCACGGAACGTTTTTTGCGGTTCGCGTCTTCCTTCGCCTTACGATTCGCTTCCTCCTTAGCCTTAAGGTTCGCTTCTTCCTTGGCCTTTTTATTTGCTTCTTCCTTTTCTTTGCGAGTCTTCGCGAGCGATTGGATCTTTGTGATGACGTCGGGTCTGATCTTGTTCAAATCTTCACCCTTTTCAAATCTCTTAAAGAATGACATCTTATCTTGAATTGTCAGGTTCTTAGAGCTATTTAATAATTTAGTGAGACTTTGTTGTTGCGCATTTTTCTTTTTGCGATCGGCTTCCTCCTTAGCCTTGCGGTTCGCTTCCTCCTTAGCCTTAAGGTTCGCTTTCTCCTTGGCCACACGGTTGGTGTGGAGTTTTCGTGCGTTTTCTATCACCACATTCTTGGCGTTACCCTTATTGATTCGGTTCATGAATTTTTGTCGGTTAGACCGCTCGAGCTTATTAAAACCTTGTAATCGCGTCGCCACGTTCTTTTTTATCGCATTTTTGGCACTCTTCTCTTTTGCCGAAATCGCCTTCGCCACGTCACTGACAAATTTATCGAGCATCTTTTCCACTTCATCGAGAGCGGGGATGGTTTTAGCCGCGAGTGCCTTTTCTTTCCATTTCATTCGATTTTGTCCCATTGATCCGTTTGTTTCGCCCGGGAGTTTCACGGTCCGTCCCGATTTGACATCTTTCCATATTTTAGCGAAAAGTTTCTTTCTGTGATCATCCACCTTCTTCTTTTCTTCCTCCTTGGCCTTACGATTTGCCTCTTCCTTTGCCATACGATTTGCCTCTTCCTTCGCCTTACGATTTGCCTCTTCCTTTGCCATACGATTTGCCTCTTCCTTTGCTTTCCGGTTGGCTTCTTCCTTTTCTTGACGAGTCTTTGCGAGCGATCGTATTTTTGTGATGACGTCAGACCTGATCTTGTTCAAATCTTCACCCTTTTCAAGTCTATTCAAGAATGGTATCTTGTTTTGATTTGTCAGGTTCTTAGAGCTATTCAACAACTTACTCAGACTTTGTCGTTGCGCATTTTTCTTTTTGCGATTGGCCTCCTCCTTAGCCTTACGATTCGCTTCTTCCTTTGCCTTTTTATTTGCTTCTTCCTTCGCCTTACGATTGGCCTCCTCCTTAGCCTTACGATTGGCCT